GAGGCGAACGACTGGAGGACGGGCAGAACCTCGGCACCGACGGACTCTTTCAGCTCGTCGAAGGCGTAGCTCAGTTTCGCCATCTTGCCGTCGTAGGTGTCAGCCTGCGTCGCGGCCTGGCCCGAGAACTGCGTGTTGAGCTTGTCCATTGCGGCTTCGAACGTGAGCGCCTTGCCGTTGGCGTCCTTCATGTTCAGGCCGAGACGACCGAGTGCGCCCGTGTTGCCGTTGTAGGCCTTCGACAGTGCGAGGGCGATCTGCTCGACGGGCTTGCCCGTGCCGGCGGCGACGTCCATCGCCGTCGTGAGCAGTTCCTGCGACTTGGTGACGTCGCCGGTCGCGCGTACCAGGGTCTCCATCGCGGGACGCAGCGTCGAGTCAGAGACGCCCGTCGCGCGAGCCATCTGGTCGATGTACTCCTCGGTCGACGCGATGGTCTCGTCGGTCGCCCCGGTGACGTTCTTGAGCGTCTTGGCGAGCTTCTTCTGCTCGGCCTCGTCCTCCGCCGCAGCCTTCGCCGCGTCGAACAGCGCGTAGCCGACAGCAGCCGCGCCGGCAGCCGCAGCGGTGGCGATGCCCGCCATGCCGCCGAACCCGGCGACGACGCCGCCGAGGCCCTTGCTGGTCTTGCCCGCCTGCGCCCCCACGCCCTTCAACGTCTTGGACGCCGAGACGTCCTTGCCGAAGATGCGGAACGTGAGGTCGCTCTTGGCGTTAGCCACGACGGGCCTCCCTGGCAGCCTTGCGGCGTGCATCGACGTAACGGGTGAGGGCGACGTAGTGCCGCAGCTCGAGGTCGTAGACGTTCCACGGGTCGATCTGCGGGAACGTGGTCATCAGGTCGACGAGGTACGTCGACAGGTGGCCCTCGTAGTCGTCAAGGCCGGTGAAGATCAGGCCGCGTCGGGCTCGCCGGGCTCCTGGGGGTCGGAGGCCGGCGGCGACGTAGGGTCCGCTTCGGTCTCGGCCTCCTCGGCCTCGTCCTCGTCAGACGTGTCGGACTGGATCTCCTTGATGGGCAGGTCGAGGACGACGTCGAACGGCAGGTTCGGCTCGCCGCCGAAGCGGCGCGACATCCAGACAAGCGCGAGAAGCGCCCGAAGGTGAGGCTCCGACGAGAACAGCGCCTCGGCTGCGTCGTCGGAGTCCTCGCCCTCGGGCGCGACAATGACGGACCCGTCGTCGGCAAACCGCAGGCGAGCGATCTCGGGCAGCAGACGCTCCATCGTGGCGACGCCGACTCCGGCGTACTTCACGAGGTCGAGCGCGTGACGGCCGGTGATCCGGTCCAGTGTGGCGACGGGGTACTCGACGCCGTCGATGACGAACTTCACGGGGGTCTCCTGTCGAGGGAGGGAGGGTCTAGCGGGGGCCGCGGATGCGGCTGCGGCCGAGCGTCTTGGCCGCGTCGTCGAGCGCGTCGTTGATGGCCTCGAGCAGCGCGTCCTGCTCGTCGAGGACGACCGCACCGAAGTACGGGCGCCCGGCCTGCTCGACGAACTGCTCGCGGTTGCCGAACACGGGATGCCGGAAGCTGGGCTTGTTTAGCGCCCGGAACATCGCACGGCGCTCGGGCGGGAGGTTCTTGCCGGAGGACACGAACCGGCCCGCGCCGCCTGACTTGCCGGTGGCGATGCGGAACGCGACGCCCTTGGCGACCAGGGCCGAGGTGTTCGTGCGAACCTCGACCTCCTCGCCCGTGCGCTGCTTGCGCCGGACCTGCACGATCTTCGCGCTGCGCTTCGACGCCGGGTCCGTGACGGCTGCCTGCATCTTCTTGACGATGGGCTTGCCGGCGTCGCGGACCCGCTTGCGGATCTTGTTGCCGAGATCCTTGTCGAAGTCCTTTACGTCGTTCAGCAGTGCGGAGAACTCCGAGGCGTCGATGCGGACCCCGTCGCCTCGCGGCGTGCGGATCGACACGGCTCAGACGGCAGAGTCGGCGGTGCGCTGCGACACGGCAACCGGGGCGTTGGTGCCGTCGAACAGCACGTCGAAGTCGACGGACAGCGTCGTGATGCCGTCGCGGTTCGGCTTCGGGGTCTCGCCGTTGAACCGCACCGCGGGGAGCGCGATGGCGAGGGTGGCGAACCCGGAGGACAGGGCCTCGGTCGAGGTCAGCGTCAGGACGACCGGGGTGGACGTGTCCGCGAGGAACAGGTCACGGACGGTGTTGCCGGTGTACTCGATCTCCAGCGTGCCCGTGCCGGTACGCATCCCGGCGAGCTGACGGGACTTGCGACCCGAACCGCCCACGTTGAAGCGGTCCACGGAGAGGCCGTTGTTCACGGTCAGCGAGAACGACCGCACGTCCACGTTCGCCGTTGCCGCGGTCGGCATGGCCGTCGTCGTCGCCGCGGTGTAGGCGCCGCCGAGGCCGAGCGTGGCCTGCCCGAAGTTGAACAGGTTGTTGCTCGCCGTGTAGGTCGGGGCGGTGAGGGCGGTGCCGGTGTTCCAGTTCTCCGCGTCCCACTGGGTCTCGAGCGTGGCGAGCCCGGCGTTGTCGAGGGTGAACGTCCACTCCGCGACGCAGGCGCCCTCGTAGGTAATCGGGTTCACGGTGCCCGTCGTGTCGACGGTGCCGATCTGCACGGTGCGCCCGAGCATGTTCGGCGTCGAGGTGCTGACCGTGTGGTTCTGCTGGTACGTCGAGCCGGACACCAGCGTCGAGACGCCGGCCTGCCCGGTGCAGGACTCCCACAGCAGGCCCATGCCGCGCGTCGTGGCCTCCATCGTCATCGTGCCGGAGGCGTCCGCGGTCGGGGTCTGGCGGCGGTCGGCGCGTGCGAACACGGACCCGACGCGCATCCCCTCGCCCTGCACGCGGTTCAGGTTGATGTCGAACTCGATCGCGGAGGCCTCGTACCAGCGGGTCGGCGTGACCGCCGTGCCCCAGGTGACCTCGGCACCGATGCCGAACGAGCCATCAGTCAGAGCAGCCATCGGTGTCAGTCCTCCGTGTCGGCGGTGTCGAGCTCGAAGTTGCCGACCTGCTCGAGCAGGGCAGCGGCGACGTCGTCGGTCACGTCGACCGACTCGCCGTGTGCGAGGAACCCGGTGTGGACGTTCCAGACGTCCCCGCAGGGGTTGGTGTTCTTGATCCGAGGCACGAGGGCTCCTAGATGCGGGCGTTGAACGTGAGTGCGAAGGTGAGCCGGGCGATGCAGCCCTTCTCGCCGATGAGTTCCTCGAGTTCCCAGGCGGAGTCGGGGAGCAGCGATCGGACGGTGCCGCCGACGGTCGGGTCGGTGGTCCGGCACCACTCCACGACCGCATCCATAAGCGCGAACGCGCGCTCAGTGACGGTCTGCAACTCGTTCGCGTCGCCGTTGTAACTGCCGGCCACGAAGGACTGGATGATCGTCTCCTCTCGGGAGCGCGGGCTGCCGATGGTCGCCGGGACCGCGGTGCCTTCGCTGCTGAGGATGGCGAGCATGTCGTTGGCGACGTAGGTGACGGGCTCGCCGTAGGTGACCTGCACGCCGTCGAGGGCGGTGACACCGGGGAGCGCGGCGAACAGTGCGGCCTTGAGCGCGGCGCCCTGGCTGCTGCTCATGCGATCCCCGGCATGACGTCGTCGATGCCTTGCAGGATCTCCTCGACGCGGCGGGCCGGGAAGAACGGCTCGGTCGCGGCGCTGAGGTCGCCGCCGAACGCGGGGCCGGGGGCCTGCTGCGAGGTCTGATACCAGTACCGGACCAGCTCACGCGCCGCGAGTACCGCAGCGGGCGGGACCGTGGAGCCGCCGACCGTGTAGGTGACGACGACGTTGGCGCGGCCGTAGTCGAACTGGTCGTAGCCCGCAGCCGAGCCGGTGCCCGCGTAGATGATCCCGGCGCGCAGGTCCGCGACGTAGTCCGTCGTCGCGGTGCCGTCGACCGTGACCGTCGTGATCGCGGTGGCCTTCTCCGGCAGGAGCACCGTGGAGCGCCCGCCGTCGGCCGTCCACGTCCGACCCGTCGCGGACAGGATCGGCCCGGTGATGTTCTCGACGTAGTCGGTCGCTGCGGCGATGTAGAGCAGCAACTCGTCGTCGTGGGTCGTCACGGTCGCCGGGATGTTCAGCGCGTCCTTGGCATCCGAGAGGGACATCAGGAACCGGCCCGACGCACCCGCCGGGCGCACCAGGACGTTGACGGCCTTGGGGAAGCCGCCGGAGTCCGAGCCCGACGCCGAGAACGTGAACCAGTACCAGCCCTCGATCGTCGAGGCGAGGGTCGCCTGGTAGTCGCCGGCCGCGATGGTCGAGACCGAACCCGCTGCGGACGTGCCGTCGGGGCGGGTGACGGAGCAGGTCGGCGCGCCGCCGCCGGGGGCGGTGAGGACGCCCGACGAGTTGTAGTTCTTGACGCGGGCCGCGATGGTCTGCCCGACCTCGTAGTACGTGGTCACTCGGGGTCTCCGATCACGGTTGTCGAGAGGGTCGGAACGGCGACGAGGACTCCGGGCGCGCTAGGCCCGACGGGGCTGGTGCTCGCCGTTGCCGGTGTCGCGGTGCCCGCGTAGGCGAACGCCGGGGGTGCGGGGATGACGCCGGGCTCGAGCGGGTCTGCGATCTCGGTGCGGCCCGTGGGGAGCGCGCCGGATGCCACCGCCGTCGCGTCGTAGGCCGTGGCCGTCGCGAGGGCTGCGTCGACTGCTGCGGCGAGCTGCGCCATAGCGTCGAGGCTCGACGCCGTCGCGGTCGCTGCTGCGGCTACGGCGGCGGTCTGTGCCTGCGGGCTGTTGGCCGTCGCGGTTGCGGTGGCGACCTCGGCGCGCACGACCAGCGCAACGGCCGGGTCGTGCGCCGTAGCCGTTGCCTCGGCGGCTTCCGCGTTGGCCGTCGCGCTGCCCGAGACTGCGACGGTCGGGTCTTGTGCCGCTGCCGTGGCGGTGGCGGCTTCGGCATTGACGACGACGGCGGGGCTGGCGTCATTCGCCGTAGCAGCAGCCGTTGCCGCTTCCGCGTTGGCCGTGGTCGCGGTGACCGTGGAGACCGTGGCGTCGAGTGCGGATGCGGTCGCGGTCGCCGCTTCCGCGTTGACGACGACGGCAGCGGCGCCGTCGTTCGCGGAGGCCGTGGCCGTGGCTGCCGCTGCGGAGGCCGTGAGGGCCGCTGTGGCGGCGTTGGCCGTGGCGGTGGCAGTCGGGGCAGAGGCCGGGACGCCGAGGGCTCCTGCGCCGTCGTAGGCCGTTCCGGCCGCGGTGGCTGCGCTGGGCTGCGAGGCGATCTGCGGGGCGGCATCGTGGGCCGCCGCCGTCGCCGTCGCGGCTTCGGCGTTAGCCGTGGTCGCGGTGACCGTGGAGACGGTCGGGTCGTTGGCGGTCGCCGTGGCGGTCGCGGCTTCTGCGTTGACGACCAGGGCAACGGCGGGCGTCTGCGCCGTTGCCGTTGCGGTCGCCGCCTCGGCTGCTGCCGTGGTCGAGCCCGCAGCGGCGGGCGGGAGGTAGAGCGGATAGCGGAGGTGGAGGGCGCCGGACACGGAGCCTCCCCGGCTAGAGCGTCATGATCGTGTACGGCACCGCTCGGCCTGTGCCCGTGGGCTGCTTGAGCTTGAAGGTCACCGTCTGCCCCGTGACGATGGGCACGGGGACGGTGGAGAAAACCGGGTCGCCCTGCGCGTTGGTGAACGTCACCTTGTCCATCAGGCGCTCGGTGCCCGCCGACGTCGCAACCGTCTTGTAGACGTACAGCTCGATGACGTCGCCCGCGGCCGCGTTGATCAGGTCGAGGTCGAGGACGTAGGTGCCGGCGGTGGTCTGCTGGCTGCCGACGGTCTGCTCGGAGCCGGTGAGGGTGAGGCTGCTGCTGGTGACCGAGGTGGGCATCCGGTCTCCTTAGAGGGCGGCGAGGATGGAACAGCCGAGGACGTTGGCCGACGGTGCGCCGGAGGCGCGGGCCGACACGGACACGGCGGACCCTGCGGCGGCGGGGTGGTAGAAGATGCCGTTCGGGCCGCCGAATCCGCCGGATGTGCGCGGCGACGTCGAGCCCTGGATGCCGTCACCGAACGACTCACCCGTGGAGGCGTTGCCCCAGGGTCCGTGCCACACGGTCGCGTTGGTCGCGGCCGTGGCTGCGTTGGCCGTGGTGTCGATGACCCAGCGGGTGCGGGTCGTGATGGCCGAGTGGACGGTCTGCGTGCCGCCGTCGATCATCGGGAACCACAAGTCATGGGGGTAGGTGGTGCTCGTCGTCAGCGACGTCCACGAGCCCCAGACGGCGTTACCGGGAGTGACGAGGGTGCCCTGCGCGTCCGACGATGCGTTGTCGGTCATGCCGTAGGCGATCCACCGCTGAGGCAGGCCCACCGAGTCGCGGTTCATGCCGCCGTACCCGATGAAGTACGCCCACGTCAGAGCCGTCGAGGTGCGCGCCGTGCGAATACGGATCGACAGGCGCGAGCCCGCCGGGATGAAGATGGGCAGGTTCCACGACGACTGCTGGTTGTAGTACCCGAACGTGATCGGGCCGATGATCGGCGTCTCCGAACCGCCCGCGCCGATCATGATCTCGAACACGCCAGACGTGCGCGTCGCCGCGACGACGTTGGTCGTGCGCAACTGGATCATCAGCGACGAGGCGTCACGCGCCGTCGAGGCGATCAGTGCGACGGGGGTGATGTTGTTGTACGCCGTCGCGGACGAAGTCGTCGTGACCGTCGTGATGGAGGTCGTATCCGACGCCTGCGCGCCGGAGGACGGAGCGAAGGCGCCAAGGAATGGATGCACTCAGAGCCTCCTCATCCGGTGACGGCCGTGAACGTGGCCTCCTCGACCTCGACCTCGACGGCCTTGGTCGTCCACTTGTTCGCCCCGTCGATGCACGTGACGGCGCGGGTGACGACCCGCTCGGACACGGGGACCGAGGTCGGGACGGTCTGGCCGGAGCCGGTGCGCGTCACGCCGTCGATGGTCAGCGACCACGAGCCGCCAGCGTCGGCCTTCGGGTCCAGCGCGAACGACACGGAGTGGTCACCCGGCAGCAGTGAACCGCGCCACAGGGTCAGAGTGCTGTTGCCCTGGTGGGTGGACTCCAGCCGCAGGTCGTTGCCCGGGTACAGCATCAGACCCACACGCCACTCAGACCCCGACGCGCAGCCGACCTTCGCCGTCGTGCCCTTCATCGTCCCGACGTAGTTGTCGGTCCGCAGGAACGAGTAGTAGTTGTCCGCGTTGGTCAGCAGTCGGACCTTGGCCGACAGGGAGAACCAACCGCGCGGGGCGATGCCGTAGACCTCGGGCAGCTTGACCCGGTAGCGGGCGTAGGTGGAGCCGCTGGAGTTCGGTGCGTGGCCCCCGGCCTTCGCGCGGAACACCTTGACGCCGTCAGGGCGGGTGACGGTCGTGATCGTGTCGGCGGCGCTCGTCGTGCTGCGCTCCCACACGGTGTCGTTCACGCCGACCGCGAGGCTCGTCGTGAACTTCGGCGTCAGGGCGAGCACCTGCGCCTCGAGATCGTCGATGCGGGCCACGGCCTGGGCCAGCCGCCCCTGGGTGGACACGAGGTCTGCGACGGCTGACTCGAGCGCCGACGTCAGGGACGCGACCTCCGCGTCAGCAGTGGCGCCGATGCTTGCCAGCGACTCCGAGTAGGTCATGGGGCTCCCATCCGGGAGCCGCGGCTACCGGGTCAGATAGGCGATGGCGGCGCGGAGCAGGTCGGGGTCGTCCTTGAACTTCCCTAGACCGAGGTTGCAGGAGTGGCAGAGGGTGCCGCGCACCTTGCCGGTCGCGTGGTCGTGATCGACG